AGGTCTGCGACGCCGCGCGCGGCCCCGATCTCCATGCTGAGCTCAATATGACCGCGGCTGGCACCGTACAGCTCGTGTTCCCAGGACTCGCGTAAGTCGGCCAACCGGGCCGTCAGGGCCTCACCGTAACGGGCACCGGCCAAGATCTCGTCCGCCTCACTAGCCTTCACGCTCTTGACCTCGCCGAGCAACTGCTGCTCCTGCCGGGCGAATAGATTGCGCAGCGCCCGCCCGTAGCGCTCGATATGTTCGTCGCCGACCGCATGGGGCTGCGGGATGGCCTGCTTGCGTGCCTTCTTGGGCTTCTCCTTCTCCTCCTCGTCCTCGTCCTCGTCCTCGTCCCCCTCCTTGGGCGGTTCCGGCTTCGGCTTGAGCTCCTCCGGCATGGGCTCCCAGCCGTGATCGGCCCGCACCTCGTCGACGGCCCGAATGCCAACCCTGACGTACTCCACGTCGCGCTTGTATTCGATCTCTTCGTCGCTTGGGGTCGGATCGTCGAACGCCAAGAACAACCGTTCGTCGTACCCGATGACCCACTCCTCGGTCAGTACCTCCTCGATGTAGCGCTGGCGAGGGATCAGGGTATGCTTCGCGTGCTGTCGTTCACCCGCCTTGGCGTTCGCCAGGTTCACGTTATCGGTCGTTAGCATCGACTTGGGGATGCCGAAGGCATTGGCAATACGGAGCATCACCTTGTCCTCGGCATGAAGGTAGCTCACGTCACGCGGGGTGACAGGGAATGCTGTAAACTTCAGGTCGTTCAGAACCGCGATGCCGCCCGGACCGTCTCCATCCCACCCATGCACCTGGTACCACCTCTTGAGCGCATCCTTCATTTGCGATTCGGTCAGCCGTGGGCTCTTCTCATCCCGCCGCTCCAGCACACCATCCGGTCGCCCCTGCCTCTTGAACGTGCGGATCTCGTATTGGTCGATCGCCTCGTTCAACCACGACAGCGACGCCTCGCTCTCGCCCTCGCCCATGCCGTACAGGTACGGCTCGAGCGGGTTTGGCCGGCGGAACCGGATCACGTCTTCCTTCCTGAGCCGGACCTTCTCGGTGCCGGACTTGATGAGCCAATAGCCGTCGATGATCCGTCGGCTGCTCGTGATGAGACGGATACGCTGGGCCGGCAACGGCCATAGGCTCGTCACGATGCCGAGCGGCCCCCGGTGCTTCAGCACGTAGGCATTGCCAGACAAGCCTAGGTAAAGCTCGATCAGTTGCAGGAATTCTCGGCCCGTCATGTACTCGTTCGGATGGGCCAGCAGCGTCAGGGCCTGGTGCTCCGTCACCTGATCGAAATCCTCGACGCCCTTGCGGCCTAGCCACGGCCCCCTGCGGATATGAACCTTCAATCGCGGATCAACCGCGCGGGTCGGCACCGTCACGGGCGTTGGCGTCTGCTTCAACAGGTACAACTTGAGTGGCCATTGTGAGACTGCCGTCGCGTTGATCCATGCACAATGGTGCACCCACGCCTTGTAGCGCCTGACGAGATCGCGCTGGTCCGTGCTGTGCGGGCGACCGAATGCCTGGTCCTGGGGGTTGTAGGTCAGGCTCAGGATCGGGGGTGCGTCTTTGGCTGTTGCCCGCTTAGCCATTACTTAGCCTTTGGTTTCGCTTTCGGCTTCTTTTTGACTTTGCGTTTCCTAGATCGCCGTTCAGCATTTAACGCTTTAGCAAAGTCACAAGCTGCCTGCAAGAGTCGAAAAACGCTTTGCTGGTATTCGAAAGTCGCTTTTTTCATCATAAGTCCTGCCAGTGTCGATCATCTTCCCAATCGTCGTCCGGCTCCTCGGCCTCATCACGATCGTCGCGTTTCCACTCGGCCTGCTCGCGCTTGGTCGGCTCGTTGCCCGACACGATAGCAGCTCCGGCTCTCCGTGACAAGTATAGCACGAGGTACCGCATCGCGTCGCACCCGTGGTCCGGGCAGTTCTTGTCGGGCGCCTCCTTGGCGAGCGACCCATCCGGCGCCTTGTGCCACAGGTAGCCCTCGATCTCCTCCTCGGTACAGCACGGCCGCTTGGCCTGGTCCAGCACCGGGTCACGCAGGATCAGCGAGTCATGTAGCAGAAACATCGTGCCGCCCGCCAGGCAATCCGCGACAGCCTCGATCCCGGCGATCACCCGCTTGTCGGCCGGCGTCGTGTAGATGCCGTGCTCGTTGAGCGTAGCCCGGTCCTCGGCGTCATGGTCCGCCAGCGTGAACTCGATCTCCTCCCCGTGGCTCATCCCATTGATCTGTTCAGCCCAGTGCCGCACCGTCCGCTTCACGCCATACAGTTCGCGGTAGCGGTACAGCTTGCCGCCACCGTCCATCGCCCACCACTGGCACACGAAGGCGTGGTCCAGCGCGTAACCAAAGTCGATGGACCGAAAGCGCCGCCATTCGTTCGGGATCTCGACCCGATTGATGAGATGCAGCCTTACGTCGTACTCAGGCCACACGGCCCCCTCAGCCGCGATCCAGACGCCCCGGTAGAGCCGGTCATGCCGTAACCCCGTCAGGGCCTTAAGGGTCTCCATATAGTCCGGCGTCAAGCTCGGGTTATCCTCGTGCCGGGATGGCAGGTGTCGCATCCGCCCCTCGAGCGCACGGCGGATCAGCCAGTGGCTCGGGTATGACGGATTGCAATCGGCCATCACCTGCCGGTACGCCGTGCCTTTATGCCGCAAGGCCCGATGCAGGCTCTCGTACTCATCCTCGGTAAGCTCAGTCGCCTCGAAGACGCAGATTATGTCGAACTCGGTCGAGAACAGGTGCACGGGATTGTCCATCCCACCTAGGATGATCTCGGAGCCATTAGGATATGTGTACTTGTCGCGGTAGGCACGTCGCGAGCCTGACCATAGACGCTTGAATCCAGGCGGCAACACGACCTCCTCGAACGTGGTCAGGACGGATTCGCTCAGGCTCTTGCGGGTCTTGCGAACGAACAGGATGCGAACGCCGGGCTGCTTGAGCGCCAGGATGTGGACCTTCTCAAGGATGGCCCGCGTCTTGCCAGTGCCGGCCGGGCCCTCGATCAGGATCTCGCGGTCGTGGGAGTGGAAGAGGTCGAGGGCAGCGCCGTAGGGCTCGTACTCATTCTGGTCTATTATTTGGGACATGGTCCTTCAGTAGCAACAAACACTAGCTTGGTGCCTTTGTGCTTTCCTGCCGAAACATCGTTGTATTCTACGAGTCGCGCTTTCAGATTGGAACCGTCTGGTGCTACTATCGTGAAGATCCCCTTCACTTGAACGGTGCCACAAACGAACAACGCCTCCATGTCAGTAAGCGCGCAGCCTGGCTGGAGTTTCGCTCTTAATTTTCGGCAAGTCTCTTCAAGACCAAGCAACTGCGCTTCAAGTAGGCTGTCCATGTTTTACCTCGGTGCTTTTGGTTTTCGGGTCAATCATTTCCCCACGCACTGCCGGCTGAACACGATGCAGCCGCCGACGAGGCAGACCATCCCTACAATAACCCACAGCGCCCCGAGCTGTTGTTGGTAGATAGTCTCGGCTCCCACGTGAAGCGTGAAGCCGGCCATCGCGAAAAAGATTGCTAACACCCACAGCCCGATCGCCATGCCGGCGTTCACGATGCGTCCTAAGTTATCCATCGTTCACCTCCAATTGAACCATCGCTTCACAATCACCACGCGAGCGGACCAAGGTAACCACCACAACCACCGCCTGATCCAGGCCGTAATTCTCATAAGCCTCAGCAGCCCAGGCGCGAACTCTTCCGGGACCAAGAAGCCGCCGTCGTTCTGATCTGCGCTATCCACCGGCCCCCTCCGCTCATTCCATCGTGTGAGCGCCTCTATCAAGGCATTGTGCTGCTCTGAATCCGCCTTGGTTTTAACCGTGATGGCAACCATTGGGCCGGGAACGAAATGTCGGAAACCATCGGGGGACCCGGTCACCTCCAGGGGCGGCCAGCTCACCTCAGCAGTAAATTCGCGGTCAAACTCGGCACTCATTATTTCTCCTCGTCGCCCCGCCCCAGCACCACGTCCAGGTCGATTCCCCGCACCACCTTTACCATCTCCTCGCTGTTGAACGTCACGATCTGATCCGGCACCTTGCCCTCGCTGCGCTGATTCTGCTCCACCAAGTAGCCAACCTTGCCCTCAACCCGGTTCCGCAGGTCAGCATGCACCAGTACCTCGCCGACCGTTACCTTAGTAGGATCAAGGTCCAGCTTGTTGCACAACGCCACGACCCACTTGAACTTTGACGCCTTCTGCCTGGTGACCTCGGCACACAGGGCGCCATAGTGAGGCCGCGGCCTAGCACCTTTCACGTTGCCCGTCTTGCCAGGCTGAAAGCCCATGCGATTGCCGGGCAGGAAATGGCCTTTGGCACCCCGTACTGGTGCATCACGGTCAGAAGGCCCGTTGCCCATCGGCTGTTCTGTACCGTTATCGGTCATAGCATCACAATTATACTACGAGAGCCGTCGCCTATCAAGCTCAATCCCCTGCCCTTGAGTTTTCAATCATTTCTGAAACTTCCGAACCTTCCAAAATAAATAGCCAGGCTTGACACGTCCCCGTTAGGCACATTAAACGGTATGGGTTACCTTTTAGACAAAGCGCCAAATTGCCCATCTACGAGTTCTTCGGCGGCGCCACAACGAACTCGCCGCACCAATCGTCCTCGCCCGTTATAGGCCAGCTTGCTCGGTCAACGCCAGCAGGGTGTGTGATACCAACTTTGTACGGCCAGCCCCAGCCCGTGATAAACATGGGAGGCTTACATCGGCACAAGCCGAGCTTGACGTATTCACCCTCTAGCCGCTGCCAAAACGCGCATGCTTGACACGCTTCATTCCCGTGCAGCATCTCAACCTCCCGTCGGCGGCTTGATCTGCCTGTCGAGGCCCGGCGGTGCTACGACAACTTTCGGCTGACCCTGTTCTTTCACCTCTACCCGCACCCGCAAATCAACCATCGTAGCGGCGTGTCGCAAGATGCCTCCGATCTGAATCATGCTGAGCTTGCCGCGTTGTAAGTGCTGCTGCACCACGATCTCAAGGCCCTGGGCGAACGCCTTCTCGTCGGCGTTCATCACGATGATTGCGACCTGCCTGCTGTGATTGCTCATGTCTCGCTCCCTTGTCTAACCAATAGTCCGCACCGGTCGTTTACCCGAGTACGAGCGATCGCTCCAGAAAAGGCGGGCGACGGCGCTGGATCGGGCCTTGGAGAAAAGGACGCCGCCGCCCTATGGAGGTTCTACAGATGTCTCAAATCAGGTTTGTCCCGCCCATTCGCCAGGCGTTTCATCGCG